CTCTGTTGCTAATTGAGTCGCCTTTGACGACGCCATGTTTCCAAAGTTCCATGATGTCGCGCTATTGACTCTTGCGCCGCCTGCGGTAGTGCCGTTATTTTGGAAAGTGTTATCAAAGTAATTAGAGCTTGTGTTATCTGCGCCGCCTACTCTTAATCTAACTGAAAGATCGGCATCTGTTGCAGATACTGCCGTAAGGTTGATAAGTACCAAGTAATTGAGATAAGTGGCTGAGAAGCAGTTATTGATATTGACTGCGCTCGATGTCGTAAAGTCTGCTGAGCCTGTAAGAACTAGGGCAGGGGTAGCAGCCGCACCAGCGATGGCAACCCAAGCCGACCCTGAGTAATACTCGGTTGAGTTAGTATCCTTAAGAAAAGAAATCATGCCTTCTTGAGGTGAGGCGATGCCTGAGGTACGAGCTGCCGCACTAGCGAAAACCATGACCACCTGAGAGGCTAGATAGCCGTTAGCGTCTGCGGCGGTTAGTACGTCACCCGTCGAGAACTCTTTATATCCTAAGCCTGCTGCCATTGTTTTCTCCTAGTATCCTAATATGGATTGTCCGATTATACCGTAAGTCGATGATCCTACAATGAAACCTTCGACTATAGGCTCAAGTGTTGTTACTGTGCATTTCATGCTGTTAGGGGTAATGTCCCACGCCAAGCCTTGCACCTGCAAGGTCTTAACTATTGTCGAGCCATCTGGCTGTACGTTAGTGATTTTGACGTTATCAAAGTAATCGAGGCCGATCATCGTGTCAGTTGGTACATTTGTATCGAGTAGATCAACTGTCATTGCATCGATTCGGATAGTTGTCTCAGCACGGGTTGCCACATAAATCTTTGCAATGTCTAGAACTTGGGCATCCGTCTGAGGGATCATGTCGGTAATCGTCGTGCCATGAGGGAAGTACTTAGCCGATGAATCTGCGTTGGTTGCGATCTGCGCTGTTCCGCCAATGCGTGTCATGCTGGTCTGATTGATTATTAGCTTGTCATCAAAGGCGTATTTGAGGTCTGAGTAGGGGATACCTGTTGTCTGATTGAATTCAATAGGTGCAGCGGCTAGAGAGGAGACGACATCGCTGCGATCCTTAAACTCTGCCGTGCCATCTGGCAACATAAAGAATGCGCCCTGTTCTGCGAATTCGGCTGCCTTAAGGGCTGCAAGAGATGTGCGAGCTGTTGCCGGATCTGCTTGAACTGTTGTAGATCCTGTGTCGATAAGTCGCATCGATGTAGGGAATGAGACTTGATCGAGGATCTTGGTAATGCGTGTGCCTGTAGTCTGGCCAGCCGTTGCATCTGTAACACTTGCCACGTTAGCCATCTGAAAGAGTCTAAATGCATCCGAGCAGACGATATCGACGTAACCAATTTCTTGTCCTGTCGGATAATAGTATTTGTAAGTGTCAACGTATCCAGAGAACAAGAACTCCTGCGCTGTTGCGGTAGTAGCGGCCACACGGATCTTTCGGAGTGGAGTCAAATAGCCAAAATATGGAGAAGCTGCATTTTGAGGGTTGAAATAAGAATTAGGATCTAGGACTCGGACAGTGCAGCTGCCAGACTCGTAGGTATCTCTCATGATATTACGTCCACGAGTTATCTTGATTGATCGAGTTACATCGCTAAGATCGACTGTCGGTGTGGCGACTGTTGACTCACCGAAACGAGATGTGCCAATAACGCCATAACGGTCATCGCCAATAATAAAACCTAGGCCGAAGGTAGCACCTTGGCTAAAGTCGAATGAGACCGAGATGGTTGCAGGTAGAGCCATTAGAGAGCGACCGCTCCCTTATTATTGCCACGGCTTACTTGATTGAATGATCCAGAAAGTGAGCTGTTAATCTGTGAGTTAGTAATCGCTCCGCCTACTGCATCGCCGTCAAGATAGACCTCAATGTTAATTGCTTGCTGGTCTGCTTTCTGGAATGAGTTGACCGCAGCCATTAATTCCATTTGTGCATCTGAGAAGCTGGAAGATGGAGCAACTGGAGCGGTCTGCAATTGTGCTACAGATACACCAAGGGCTGAGGCTGTGTAGTTGAGCAAGTCTTGAGGTAGCGTCCAGTTACGATAAGGATTCGGAGCCTCTGGAGTTGTTAGCAATAAGGCGCGAAGTTCATTCTGTCGTTTCGTTGCGGTTTCTAATTGATCGGATAACTGAGTCGCTAGCGTTGCATTACCTTCAAGGATGGCTTTCTGTAATAGCAACGAGATGCGATCGGTCTCGCTGATCTTGCCCTTAAGTGCTGCCTCGATACCGATGGCATCTAGGTTAAGAGTCTTTGAGGCCTTCTGTAATGCTAAGGCTTTCTTCTGTGTGTCAAGCGACTTCTTCTGTAATGCTGCCAATTCTTTAGCACGCTTGGCTGCTGCTTCTTCTGCCGCTTTGCGAGCTGCTGCGTTAGGATCGACGTAACCCGGGCCGAGTGCAGACGAAGGATATCCGCCCATGCCCGGAGTGGTATCCGGAGCAAATTTACGAAGTTGATCTAGCGCAGAAAATAATGTATTGCCTTTGAGAATTAAAGGGAACACTTTATCAATGTAAGTCTGAAACCCAGGCAATTCTTTTACTTTAGAAATCAACGTTGAAAGACCAGTGACGACTTCGCTGACATAAGTGGCAAGTTCTAGCATTGAATCCGCTAGAGGTTGAACTGTGTTTCCTTCTCCAGCCAAGATTGAAAGGCTATCAACTAGGCTCTTTCCAATAATCTCAGAAGCCTCACCTGCTGCTGTCGAAAGAATGCCTAACTTGCCAGCGTAAGTTTCGAGATAAGCAGAATTAGCACCCTTGAACTGATCTGCAAGTTTCGCCTGTACATCTGCAAAACTCATCGTCTTAAGTTCAGCCTGAGATAGTCCAAGCGAATACTTCTTGAGGCCACGAGTCTGTCCTACATAAGCAAGACTTAAATCATTGACGACTGTTTCATAATCCACGCCAGAGCCGCGTGAGATGTCTAGGGCTTGAGTAAGCAATTCCGTCGACTTGGCAACTGAGCCAGTAGTCTGCAATAGCTTCTGCATTGCTGGTCGAAGTTGATCATCTGTAACGCCAGAAGCGCGAGATAACTGAGAGATGAACTCCTCAATGCGTGGAGTCTCAAAGGCTAAACCTAGGTTCTTGACAGATTGTGCAAGTCGTGTTGCGGCTTGCTCGTCCTCGATAAATGCCTTTGCTGCGTTCTTGGCAAACTTAAGAAGCTGCTGGGCTCCAAAGGTAGCGGCAAGGGCTCCGCCTAATCTCTTAACGCCCTTTTCTAAGGTGCTAGTTGACTTGCCAGCTTGATCGAAGGCCTTCTTACCCTTGAACTCACCGATAATCGGGATGCGTAACTCAGCCATTATTGCCTCTCGCGTTAAACTTAGCGGCAGCCTTTTCGAGTGCCTTAATTACTCCAGCCTTGGCTTTGCCTTCATCCTGCTCATAAGCCTTGAACATGGCACGGCCTGCCATTTTGCCACGGCCTGCGAGAGTGCCAGCGAAGCGCGGACTAAAGTTGCCAGATAGACCAGACTTACGTCCGGCGGTTTCAACGATGGCACCTGCTGCTGTCTTATTGTGAATTGATACTGTCTGCACCCAACCTTGGCGATTAGGCTTGGTCGGGGTCAGTTTATAGCCTACGCCTCGACGAGCTTCTGCTGCATCGTACATCGGGAACTTAGCCGTCTTGACTTCATGCTTTACAAATCCAGATGGAGCCTCTGAGTTAGATGGCAAGAATCCTCTAGCCTTCTTTACCAAAGGCTTTAAGAATCCAACCATCTCTTCACGAGTTTCTTTGTCCAGATCAGGATCGAATTGCTTCAGAGCTTTGCGAAGGCTAGTTGCGCCTTTTAGCTCTGTAGGCATCCGCTTGCTCCTTTGCTCTATCCTTCAGTGCCTTGAGTAGCATCTGAAGCATCGATGAATCTAAATCAATTAAATCTTGTGGAGGGATAGCCGTCTCAATGCTCAATCGAGCGATGAGATAGTGGATGCTATCCCTGCCTAGGCCAAAGGGTCAGACTCTGCAACCTCTACACTCTTAAGAGTTTCGAGGAAGTCTGCGCCGAATGGCTTGACTGTGGCTCCACTTAACCGAAGGCCTTCCCATGCCAACCAATAGACATCTGACTGCTTTTCATCATCGCGAAACGCTTTGTGAAATCCCTTTTTAGCATATAGCTCGAAC